GAAACCGCCGCTTCCGCGCATCGGAACGATCCACACTGGCTCCCCATCCATCCCCCGCAGCTCCTCCAGGGTCAGTGGGTCGTTGGTCGGCAACGGTTCAGCTTCGACCTCCGGGGCGCTATCAAATGCGTCAATGATTTGATTTGCGCGGTAATTGTCCCCGTCGCCATGAAGCAGGCAATAAACCAGCTCCATGAAATCATCCCGATATGCGCCGTTATCGTACAGTTTCATCGTTTCCTACAATCCTCCCCTCAAGCTCAAAAGTTTCAGCCGCTCAAGAAATTTGTTTGTCACTTCCGCTTTTTCCTCCCTCCAGGCATCTTCACGTGCGGCACAATGTACCCGGTTTTTATTTTGATTTTATAAATATCAGCTGAAATTTCATAACAAGAGGTATCGAGCAATTCTGCTATGTCATGCAATGTTAAATCAGATATCCCAGGCAATCCGTCAAATTGCTCCTGGATCGCCATCTCCATGATATTCCAGACACGGCTGCCTTTCCGGAAAGGATTTATGGGCCGTTCTTCTCTGGTCATCGGTCACACACCCTCTATCCTTGTCTGCCTATTGTCTTTCGGTTTTTCCTTGATTTTCATTTTCTCCCGGAACTCCAGGAATTTTCTGGTGTAGTCGTAGCTCTCCCCGAATACGGTCAACATTGCCTGGTAACGCTTCGGCTCAAATATCTGCACCCGTTTTAGCTCCTCATCAAACTCTTTGCCGAACGGGCACCCGGCACATCCGGTCCGGTCCATCCCCCAGACTTCATAGCAGTCCGATCGCACAATGCCGTAGTGCTTTCGATACATTTCCTTTTCCGGGTCTCCCCACCAGAATATAGGCCGAAACCGTGACAACTCCCAGCTTCCACCGTCATCAAAGCAAGATTTGTATGTAGTGGATCGCTTTCCTCCCTCGAGTTTCCGTACCCCGGTGATTGCTAGGCCATAATCTCCGCTGTCCTCCAGCGCGTGCGCCGGGTCTTTTTTTGCTTTTTCGCAGCACATCGCCGAAATTCGCATCGGGGGCGGAAATTGCTGGATAAACTCTTTCAGGCCTGGCGTGTAACTGATGTTGAATCTTGACTTATCTCCCCACTCGTTGCACCACCAGCGCAGCGCGGCCTTGCAGCGGGGATATTTCTTCAGCAGCTCCTCCACGCTGCCATCCTCCCACTGGAAATTGTGGCGCTGGAGCCGAGACATCATATCGGAGACATACTTGGACCAAAATGGGACTCCATACTCCCGGACACAGGTTGGGATGTGCTTTTTTGGCTCTATTGATCTGATTTTTACTCCATATACCGACTCCAAATAAGCGATGTGATCCTTTGTCGCATCGTATTCCAGGCCGGTATCGTAAAAAACAAAATCTGTTTTTTCCTTTCCGCCGCACCGGATCACAAGGTCCAGGACAATGTCGCTGTCATAGCCACCGGAGATTGCACAGAGTATTTTTCTGTACTCATGTATGTAGTCATAGCATTTGTAAATCGTGGCCTGAATTTCCGCATTCTTAGGCCCGTCCAGAACGATGTCAGTTGCGCAATTATACATCGTTATCTCTTTTGGCGTGGATTTCCAAAGCGCTATTTGCTCCATTGCTCATACTTCCCTTTACGGCATTTAATGTCCATGTTTTTTAACTTATTTCGCCTCCAAAATCTCAATTTCCACCCTGGGACGGGACTTGTCCACTATAAAGCGGTCTGTGAAGCTGTCAATATTAGACCATCCGTCATTCCGCAAGGCTTTCAGGTCCTTCACAAAAGAGTCCTGTATAACCTTCCTGCCAAAGCTGGATATGTTGTCCTTGTCCCGTTTTCGGTCTTTCTCCACCCAGGTGTACCGCATAATCACCGGTTCCCGCAGAGGCTGGCGCAGCTGCTGCCGCATGACCAGCGCCACATCCCGCTGCCACTTTCGCTTCATGGCGGCTCCGCTCTGTCGGTGGGACCGCTCCGCCGTTATGTAGTCGTTCAGCCCGGGCAGTGTCATAGGCAGGACCAGCCTTTTCGCCGCCGTCCAGTCCGGCGTCTGCCGGTAAACATCTAAAGCGGCGGTGAGGGCGTCGATCTCCTCCATCCGCCCCCGGACCTCTGATCTTGCGCACCGATTCACCTCGTCCAACTTGTCCAAGATCACAGACTCTACCAGATCGATGATCCGATCTTTATCCATACCGTATTTTCGCCTCCCAGCTGTATTGTTTGGCCGGGCTCCCCCCGGCGGGGAAAAACCGGCGGGACGGCTCGTTAAAATCCAGCTTGATTTTCCCTCTGGCCCCGAACTCCCGGTTTTTCATGATTGTCACCACGGCGTCGCAGCCCTCATCCTCCGGCTTCACCCGCTCGACCTTGAACACATTGTCCGCCCGGTTTGTAATATCACCAGACCCGGCCACATCATCGGAATCAAACTTTTTGTTGTCCGTTTTTCGGGGGTGAGCCACCAGGTGGACATGGACATTCAGACGCTTGCAAAAATCCACCAGCCGGCCGGTAAATACTGACTGCGCCCGCCAGAAGCCTAACCGCGCTTCCTCCCGAAGATTCGCGGTCATGATGTTGTCCACCAGGAATACATCCGCGCCGTACCGCCGGTTCGCGTACTCAAACAGGTTTAGGATCGTGTCCTCCTCGTGGGCTCTTTTTCTCCCTATGTCGGTGAGGAACAGCCGTTTGTCCCACCACTCGTCAATGGCCGGAACCACGCGCCGGTCCACGGTGTAAAACGTTCTTCCGGACGCCTGATCTGTCGTCTCGGTCACGTTGAGATAGCCTGCCGCCTGCTGCTGCATAGAGAGCTTGAAATCTTCTTTTGGCAGCTCCCCGGAATAGGCGCAGATGACGTGATTCTGGTTGACCGCGTCCAGCAGAATCTGTCCCAGCAGGGTGGATTTCCCCTCCCCCCGCTTCCCAGTCCAGACCGACAGGGCCCCGCCGGAAAACCCGCCAATCGCGCCGTCAAGCTTCGGTATCCCGGAGACAACCCGGACGGAATTTCGTTTTTTCTCCGTGCTGATTTCCGCGATGTTCAGAAGCCCGGATACCGGGACCTCCTCCGCGTCCAGGAGCAGCTTGTCAACCGCCCCCAGGCCTACGTTTTCCCGCAGCTCCCGGATACTCCCCGCCCCGTAGAACGACTTTGCGGACGGTATCATCACCGGGATCGGCGACCGGGCGGAAAGCTCCTCCGAGATTTCGTCCTGCGCCGGTCCGGGCGGCACAGCCACCAGGATGTACGGAAATTGAGACAGCCAGTCTGACCAGGAATTTATATCGCTCCAGGGCGCGTCCGCCGCCTTGTACACAGCGTTGGCGGCCACCGCCTCCATGTCCAGCACATCCTGGCACCACCACAGCCCGAAGGGCTCCTGTGCCGGGTCGACAAACTCTTCCAGGAACAAAATCGCGCCGTTCTCACAGGTATTCATAGCCGTCGTCTCCTCCCCGCTTTTCTTTCTCGCGCTTTGCCTCTACCGCGTCCCAATCCTCGATGGTCCTGACTCCCTGGCTCAAAATCTTCTGGAAAATACCCTGGACGTAGAGCCACTTCCGGGCCCCCGCGTCCACAGCCCTGTAGATTGCCCGGACACACATCGCCTCACCCAGATTCCGATAATACCCGGTCAGCTTATCCATGCTGTCCGGGCTCGGGTCCCGGTCAATTTTGTCCATGTACAGCGTCATGACACGCCCCAGTCCGAGGTCCGGACAGCCCGGTTTTCCCTCGCGCGCGGAGGAAGTCTCTTCTTCTCCTTGACAGAGAGAGTTATATATACTTCCACTTCCATTTCCTAAAGGTAATACCGTGGTAGATACCGTGGTATTACCATCTTGTGTACCAGAATGACTGTTTCGTTTGTTCCACCGCTTCTGTACATTCTCCCTCTGCTTCTGAGAATGCGCTTCCCGCTTTTTGATCTCCTTCTCCATCCGGCTGTTAAAAAAACGTCCATCCTCATCCGAATCAAATTTCCCCTTCACCTCGCCGGACAGTTTTCCGACCGCTTTCTCCATCTCCTTCATGGTTAGGTGGCCGCGCTCCCTCTGGAGGCATAGCAAGGTGATATACTGCCCACGCTCCTTCATACTCATCAAGGTTACCCCTGATAAGAAATCCGATGTGTAGAACAGGATCGCGGGGTCCTTGCTCGACATTTTTATCAGCTCCTTTAAAATGGGAAATCGCCGTCATCCGTGGTCAGTTCCGCAATCTCGCTGTCCGGGTCAGGCTGAGCGGGGTAGCCACCGGCGGGGGCGGGGGACCCCCCCACGGCAAATCCCCGTTCCAGACCCAGGGCGGGGGCAAGCCCG